AAAAAGGGAAGTATTCCAGATGACCGTCTGTTAAAGATTGCGAATTACTTCGATGTGTTTGTTGGCGATCTCATGTCCGATGATGAAATTGAGCGGACAAAATCAATGAACGTGCTTACATTTGATAGATTCGCACAGGTCAAAAATGAATGTCTGGATCTGTATGATTCTCTGAATCCGCAGAACAAAGAAAGGTTTATGAATTACGGAAAAACTCTGCTCTCTTTACAGCAGATGGACGAAGTTGCGTTGGCTGCACATGAGCGCACTGATACGGAAGTTTCCGCAAAAGATATCGAGCATGATGTAGAAATCATGAAGGATGACAAGGAATGGTAGTACATAAAAATGCACATCCCTTTTAATAAAATGTATTTGTAGGGGGTGATGCAGATGAACTACGAAGACTTACTTGTTGAAGCCTCTTCACTCGGAGCAATCGTTAAAGAGAAACCGCTTAAGGCTACAGATGGTCTTATATACGGAAATCGGATTGCGATCCGCAATGGAATTAGGACGGAAAGACAAAAAGCCTGTGTATTGGCAGAGGAAATCGGTCATTACAAGACCACTTCTGGAAACATCCTCAACCAGGGTGACACAGGCAATCGAAAACAGGAATTGAGGGCAAGGGAAGATGCATACGATGCGATGATAGGACTTGATGGTATTATCGAGTGCTATCGCTATGGGTGCAGAAGCCTGTATGACATGGCACAGCACCTTGAAGTTACGGATTCTTTCCTAATAAATGCGCTCAAACGCTATTCGGAAAAGTATGGGATATCCGTGGAGCATAAAGGGTATGTTATTTCATTTGCTCCGCACTTATCCGTGCTTTATATGGGGGACAAGGGTGATGGCGATAAGAAAGGAGTATAATGCCAGAACCGAAGAAAATTAATGGGAAATGGACAGCTACCGTTTATCTTGGAAAGGATTTTAACGATAAGAGATTTTACAAAAGAGTTAGTGCTGACAGCAAAAGGGAATGTGAGCATCTCATAGCAAAAGCCTACGATGAAGCACCGCCATCTATGGAAGACATGAACATCGGCGAATGCATCGACATGTACATCGATGCGAAACGAAACGTGCTGTCTCCGTATACAGTTAGGGGATATGAGAAATTAAGAAAGAACGCTTATGCTGGAATCGAAACAGTTTCCGTGAGAAAGATTGATCAGGTCACGCTACAAGCATGGGTATCCAGATATTCTGCGAAACATGCTCCCAAAAGCGTGAAGAATGCATACGGATTACTTCGTTCCGCAATTACGATGTTTCGGGATGACTTTTCGCCAAAGATCACTCTTCCGCAATCAAAACAGGAAAAACGGTATGTGCCGACAATCAACGATATTGAAGCTGTTCTGGAGATATCCAGGCCAAAGATGCGTATCGCAATCATGTTGGCTGCGTTTTGCTCTCTCCGTAGGGGAGAAATCTGTGCGTTGGAATATGAGGATGTTGATTACGCAAATGGCACGATTATCGTGAATAAGGCCACTGTCAAGAATACTGACGGAACATATTCGGTACAACAGCCGAAAACTCCGTCAAGCAACAGGATTGTGCCTGTGCCTAAGTTTCTATTAAAGGAAATTGGATATGGGGAAGGGCGAATCGTTGACATGGTCCCTCACAGCATCACGGTCATATTTGACAGAACTGTAGCTGATGCCGGAATACATGATTTCAGATTCCATGATTTACGGCATTACTTTGCATCCGCACTTCATGCACAAGGTATTCCAGATGCTTATGTCGAATCCTTGGGTGGCTGGGTCCCTGGCTCTTCCGTAATGAAAAGGGTATACCGAAATGTCATGTCTGATGAGCAGAAGAAGAACAACGAAAAGATATTGTACTTTTTTGAGAACAATCTGCGAAAAAGCGTGTAGTTTCCGGTCAACCAGTTTTTATGTTGCATTGCATACAATCTTTGTTGCATGGCTGTTGCATCTTAAGTGCAAAATGTGCATTTTAAGTGCAGAATTGTAGGAAACTATTTGCAATATCGCAATCGAAAAATCGTTGGTACACAAAGAAAAAACGGGAAACTGTTGGTATTCAACAATTTCCCGAAAAGTAGCGAGAGGGGGATTCGAACCCCCTCACAAATCGCTAAAACCGTTGGCCCCCAATGGGTTTTGAAATCCGTGTTGCATGGATGTTGCATGATTTTCGAAAAAATTTCTAGTGTAGGTGGTTCAGTTTTATGCATTAAAATATACACATGGTTTTAAAATCGTGGTTGACCACTAGCATTTCTTCAGAGAAATTTTGATTTCCGTGAAGGGTTTGCCAAAGACACCGGCTGTGTGGTCACCATCATCGCTCTCCCAATTCGTGTCATGCACGAACGAGTAATATCTGGAATTGCAGTATGCCTTAACTCCATAGTAGGCTTCATAATATTGCCCACCTGTCTTGGCGGTATCCGTCTCATAGTAGATTTGGATGCCGTCTATTAGATTAACTCCATCGCCAGCCCAACCATTGATATTGTCATTCCAAGTGTTGCCAGTGACCTTTGGTAACCATCCTCGGCCTGTGCAATGGACACGATATGTTACTTTGCCGGAATCTACTCCAATCTTAATTCCGATAATTCCATCATTGGCGATGCCTAACGGATAACCATTGCCTACATCGGCCAGAATCCCATGGTTGAGAGTCTTAACTCCATAGGTAATCTTTGGCACTGTCTTGGTTGTCGGAGTTACCGTAGTCTGAGCGGTTGCGGATGCCTTGCCATATCTCAGCACACAATTCCACGGATAGTTATAGTATCCGCAAAATCCAATCTCGCCACCTGTCTGATCCCCTGGTTTACCACCCACAATGCCACCTTGTTCATTGATGGATGCCTGTACAAGCCTCGATGCGCTGACAGCCATGGCAACATGGTTAACATCATTCAGAAGAACATCCCCACGTTTAATGCCAGATCCGTTTGCAAGGTTTACGGAAGATGTAACATCCTTAAATCCGCAGTTCTGGAAGACCTTCCGCATATTACCTGTGTAGGTTGCTCCGGCAGATTTAACTCTAACTCCGGCCTGTTCCCACGCAGTGATGACCATGGAAGAACAATCATAATCGCCATGCTCTCCCCATCTGAACCGTTGGTCATATCCATGGGAGTTATCGTTGGCAATCTTTTCCATCCACTCAATTGCCTTGTCCACCACCGTCTTTTCCGTAGTAACAGTTACTTTTGCGGAAGTGGGCTTAGTATTTGCGGACCACAGTTTCTTGTAGAAGTAGGACAAGTCAATGCCCCTTGCGAATCCAGGGATAACCGCAGTTGAAGTAAACTGCCATGCCTCATACTGAACATTGATGTTGGGCGTATTGGAAGAGTACTTTGCGATCCATAGCGGATACTTATTATAACCGGACATAAAGCTATTAAAGAAGCTTTCATAGGTATAGACACCTACTCTATATCCGGCATTAGCAATAATCGGACAGAAGGTATTCGCCATATTTACGGCATACCTTCCAAGAGAAGCCTCTTCTAAGTCATAGTAAATGCACCAAGGCTTATGCCCATTAACCAGACGGAGTACGTGTTCCGCTTCAGACCGTGCCATCTCCGCAGTATAGGCATAACTGTAAAGATATACGGCATACGGAATTCCGTACTTCTCACAGGCAGCTACATTTCTGAGCCATTGATTATCATCTTGGGATGCAATGTTATCGCCGTAACCGCACCTCAGAATGATGGCATGAAATGTGCCTTTCCGAAACTCCAAATTAACAGTTGCCCAATCAACATTACCTTGGGCATAACTGATATCTGGCACTCGATAGGTTGCCATAGATAATGGATCACCCCCTTTCAGTCCAGAGTGCTTGTGTTCTCTTTGTTATAGTTATAAGTGGATACACCGATCAGGACACCAATCAGCACGGCGATTGCGTTGATTGTATCGGGAATCTCCGCAGTGTAAGGAAGTCCCCAGATTGCCCCAAGCTGGCTATAGAAAAATGCCAGAGCCGGAAGTGCGATAAGTGCTACCCATTTAAGGATGTTGTATACATTGTCATTCAACTTCATTGTCTAACTCCTTAATTGCAAACTCCCCTTTTTCAAGGAGTTTGTCATATGTATTGCTGATATACCT